CAGCAGCGGCCGCGAGAATGAAGGGCATCGCCGGCAAGAGTGCCGCGATTATAGGCGCAAGGACCCCCGTCAACGCTGTAAATGCGGTGGCGATAACAGATCCTATACCTACAATCATAGACTTCGCCCCATCTTTAACTGCCGAGGCAAGACCACCAAATCTTTTTGCTCCTGCTTTAAAATCAATTTTTCGGCCCTTTTCGTAGATCGCACCGAATTTATTACCAGCAGCAGAGGCAAATCTGGTTATCATATTTTTCTTTTTGACTGCCGCAGTGTCACCACCACCTTCGCCATCTTCGTCCGTATTTGAGGAACCAGCAGCAAATCCAAAGTTTGGATCTGCTCCACCTGAACCAAAAGTTTTAATATACTCACCCAGTGAGGATGCAATCTTCTCAACTGCGACAGCAATTCTTGATGTGTTTATTGCCGTTGCTTGTTCATTTCCGCCTTCTCCTGCTTCTCCTGCACCTTTTGCTATCTTTGCTGCGTCGGTGTTTGATCTACCATCCTCCACCAATGCTTGAACTCTTGATTTGTAGAGACTCTTATTCGCTTTTGCTGTTTTTCTTGCGGCAAATATTCCACTAATAGCGGGTTTCAGACCCAAACTCATAACACTTGCGGCACGACCTATGGTTTTTCCGATTTCGAGTCGATCGAACATCGCTTCCGCGAGAACACCTCTGGTCGTCATCTTACCAACACCTACCCTTGCACTACGAAGGGCTATGCGGTTCGATCTTTTATCGTCTGCTCGTTGACCTTTTAGTTCAATGAGCAGATCTTTTAGTGTTACTTCTGCGGACAATTCAAATTCCCCTTAACTGTTTCTGTTCTTCTTCTTGTCTTGCAACGTCTTCCAATATAAGATTCATATAAAGTTCTCTTTCGAATGGAAACATATTTTCTAACTCTGCCAGTGAGTATTTATGGAAATGCATCAATTGAAAATTAAGTCTGTAGTGATTTTCAAGTGTTTCGTGGCAGAGCATCAGACGAAAAAACTTTCCATTCCCTCCATAAGATAATCGTTTTTCTTGTTACAAGATTGACAAACAAATTTTACTGGAATCTTAACCTTTGGTTTTCCGTTGATAAACTCTAAAATATCTTTGAATGTTTCTGTCTCAAGAGAATTTACAAATTCATCCAGTTCTTCTTTTTTATATTCGGATGCATCGAATATTTCATTCTCGTAGTAAATCTTATCTATTGCAGCAGTAACAGAATCAAATACCATATCAACTTGATCATCAACTGTACTGAATCGGATTTCTTCTGCAAAAGAAGGATATTTTAATTCAATTACCATATTGTCGTTTATAGTAATTTTATTTTCTTTTTCATTCGAATCATCTATCACGAGTTTGTTGGTGTTAATTTTTAACGAGTTTTTTTCTTCGCAATGAACACAGATCATATCTGGTTTTACTGTGTCACCAACGGATGATGCTCTAAGTTTGATCAATGAATATTCAGCATCAAGTGCAGATTCTTTGAATATGTTTAACTTGCCATCAGTACAAGATAAAACTATGTCATGGACTGCTTGGTATATTGTGTTTAGATCTTTGGTTTCCGAAGCAAGTAGTAGAATCTTCTCTTCCTTTACTCGAAATGGTCTAAACTTAATCTTCTTCTTTGATTGTGGAAGAGTAAAAGTATATGTTGGTGTGTCTATTGTAGGTAATGGCATAGTGTAATTTTCCTTTCACTCAAATTACTATATCACCGGGTCCCGGTGGTGGTGGGCCTATGTTTGCGCCCGGTGTAAGATTACGAATTGCTTCTTTTCGCAATTGTTCTGATTCAAACAGATAATTCGGTGGTCCTGTTTGTCGATTAAAATTAATTCCGCTACGATCAGGATCTGGTGGGTTGTTTGGCAAAAACTGCCAGTCTCTATATGCAAGTGTAATGTTCACTGATGCAATCTCATTTGTTTTATTAAACCCGAGAGAAATGCTGTCCATAGATTTTGGATATGCTTCTCTTACCTTCACTCTATACAGCACCGTTTTACCATCTTTGTCCATTGCATCTATAAACAGGTTACTGATATAGTTCTCGTAGTATTCTACGTTATATTGTGTAGCAGTAGAACTGATCTTGTCCATCCATTGCTCAAAAAATCTTGCTTCGTATAATCTTCTGTTCAAACGAAATGTCATTGTCAGTTCTCCAGAGAATTCAGCATCGATAACTGGTCGTCGAACTGCACCGTATGTTCGTACTTCTGCTGTTCTGAATGACTTACCGGGAAATGACAGATCAGTACACTGAAACGTCATCATATTCTGTATTTCTCTTGCATCTCTATAAAATAGAGTTTTATCAAACATCGCTTGATATCGGGATGGTGCATAGTATCCTTGATCATCCATTCGTTGAACGAAGTCTTGGAATGACTTTGGATTGTTATAATTTCCTTGTCCTACAGTTGCCCGATCGATCAAATCGTCTGCTCTTGATTTTGCCATACGCGCCTCTAATTCGGTGCGTGCTTGTGACTTACTTTCAAAGTCAAGATCAACTTCCCTATCAAGTATAGCATCTAAAGCGGCCTCTCCAGTTGGTGGAGCAGGAGGTGGAGATTCAGATCCTAACCCTAAGAGATCTCGAACAGAATCTGTTGGTGGAGGAGAACCAATCCGACGACTTCCGCCGCCACCCAAACCTAGTAAATCACCTACGTCTGGACCCGGACTTCCGAAGTTAAACTGACTCATTTGATTTCTCCTCTACGCTGTGTGATCATTCTTCTGCTATCCGTCCAGACTGAATACTTTGATGTTTTCTTAAACCTTTCCAGAGGAAGTGATATTGCAATGGACCAATCCTCTGCGGGTATCTTAAGCATTCGTGAGTTGATTCTCTTGATTAGGTACTTCCTGTAACATGGCCTAAAGTATTTATAACGATTGGATGATGCAAGTACACTATAATCCATTTTACCCAGTCTCGCCTCATCACCAATTCCAGTTCGGAGTTGTTGTAGGTTCAAGAAAAACAAATATCGCAGTTTCGGTGGTAGGAAGTGTAAGTTCAATCCATGTAAGGCACCTTGTTCTACCTTTAACAGATAGATTATAGGGAATGTATCGTAAAATTTAAGTTTGCTTCTGTTCAAGGGTTCATAGTTGAACATGTACATCTCGCCGGGACGCTTGAATCCGCTTTTAGAGATAAGACGTTTTTCGTCCCGAAGGAATCGCTCTTCAACAGACAAATCGGCGTCTTCGTACAACTGACTGATGGCAAGTTCCATCCATTTCAGTCCTGCTTCACCTTCCGATGGTGCTTCGACTGCATCACGAACATCTTTAATCGCGTCAAACACGTTCAATGACATGTCGGAATAGTCGAGTTGAGAAATACCTTTGATTAATTCTCTTTGGTTCAGTTGCTCTTCTTTTTCGACCTTTTCCTTTTCGCTTTTTGGTCGAGTGAACTCTGCGGCCTCATAAACCATTCTATTTTTGGGCGCAGGAACATCTGGTTCTGACTGTCGGAGTGCAGAACCCAGTTCTTTAAGTTGCTGTCTTAGCAATCTAGCATATGCAAGTTTACTGTCTGTTGAATTTGCCATTACTTGAACAATACCTCTTCTGTTAGTATTTTAAATTTCCATCCGCGATTTTCTGCATAATCTATCGCGTATTTCCATTTAGCAGAATTCACACCCCATCGCTTTACCTCATTGATGTATGATCTAGAGACTCGCTTCTTCTTCTCTGGGGGTTTGCATTGTTTCTTCGGTTTGATCTCAATCAACGTGGTTTCTTTATGACCTTTTTTGTTGATCGAAGTCACTATAAAATCTACATAGTAACGATGTACTTTATTATCAACTGGGGATTTATATGGGACAACAACAGTCTCAGATCCCCATGATAAAATAGACTTGTTCTTATCACAGTAAACCATGAACCTTCGTTCCCAGAGACTTCGATACACAATCTTAGTGGGATCACCATCATATTTCTCTGGATACTTTGGTTTATACTTTCCTTTGTATGCCATATATAGTATGTAGTAGAACCATAAGGAGAATTTCTAAATGTCCGGATTCATGCAAGGTGCAGGAGAATTATTAAACCCAATATACCAAAGAGGTGCCGAGGCCTTCGGTGATGTCGCCAATCAGATCCAAGAAGTTGCCATGAATAATTCGGATAATTTTATTACTGGCAATCAAAGGGTAGAACTTGCAACCGGGGAATATGAAAGTAATAGACTAGATCCTATTACTAGGTACAATCTTGATCTCCGCGATCGACACGGAATTTTTTCTAAATTATACGAAGATGGTGTAAGCAAGATTTATGCTTATCCGATGGATTTGTCTGACACACCGTCCACTACAGAGGCCATGCACTTCATGCAGTTCAACATGTATGAGGTAGAGAGTCCTGCAATGAGAAATAGAGATAATATGTCTCAGTTGATTCAGGAATTGGAAGCAGATGACGAGACAGATAATTTTCTAGATGCCATGGACGCAGAAACTCTCCGTCGAATGGGAATTGCAGGATCTGCATATCAAAATTTTGTTGAAACTGCCCCACATCGAACCTCGCCGGAGGGGTATTTTGTAACAGCACCAGAACCATTCTCACTTGAACCTGCTGCCGGTGGACTTGATAACGTCGGACAGAGAAAACCTACTGATCAGTTAATTGCACTCAAACAAGATCAATTGAAAAAAGAAGTGGCAAAAGATAAAACAGTTAGATCACCAAATCCGACTCGAACACTGAGACAGAAGAGGTATAAATCAAAAGACACATGTTTCCTCTATATGCCCCATAAAATCAATAACCTGTCCCTTCAAAGTTATGACACACCGAGCATGTTATTTGCAAATATGATGATCGGGATAGGTGGAGATGTAACGAGAGCAGCACAACAAGCGATCGGTCAAGGTAATTTAAAAGCGGCAGGGAACTCGATTGCAGACGCTCTATCAAAGGCCGGTCCGGTTGCGATGAGGAAAGCATTAGGATTAATCGATAGTGTTTCTTCAATAATTGGGATGGATACAGAACTAGAAGCAGCAGCAACACAAATATTTGGTGCCTCAATAAACCCAAGAAAAGAACTAGTCTACAATGCCCCAGAACTAAGAACCTTTGAATTTTCCTATGAGTTTTATCCAAGGAGTGTTAAGGAAACACAGATTGTAGAATCTATTATTCGTTTGTTTAGATTTCATTCTGCACCAACACTTGCGAATAGTGGTGTATTTTTAATTCCACCATCAATCTTTGCAATTAAATTTTTCCAAAGAACAACAAGCAGCGTTACAGAAAATCCATTCTTACTGAAAGTGCGTGATTGTGCTTTAACAGAAGTTAATGTTGACTTTACACCAAATGGAAGTTTTTCTGCTCATATGGATGGTTCTCCTGTTGCAATAACAATGTCATTGACATTCAAAGAACTCGATGTTAATGTTAAGGATGATATCTTGGAGGGATATTGATGGCATATTTTTCTAAATTTCCTCTTACTCGTTATCCATTTTTACAAGACTCAGAAGTAAAACGTAAACTTGTAGTTAATGTTTTAAGACGGGTGGGAATTTCACCAGAACTAAAAAATGCAACTGAAGCATTTGTTGAATACACAGTTCAGGATGGAGAAACACCAGAACTGATTGCTGATAAATTGTATGGCAATGTCGATATGCATTGGTTGGTTCTAATTTTTAATGACGTAATACATCCTTATTATGACTGGCCGAAGGACACCTTCACAACGGAAAATTGGACAGAGAAAACATACCCCGGTATTTCTCTTTTCCTTTCTGGTGGTGGTTCTGGTGGATCAGGAGGTGATGGCGATGAAGTCGATATTAAGAATATGTTCACTGGAAAATTCACGAAGAACGAAACGATCTATCACACAGACGGCGAAACAAACCAAGAGGGTGCTTACTTTAGTCTGAATGGAGAAGCACTTGTCCACTCTTGGGATCCCGATCTTAGCAAACTTACTCTGAAGTATTACACACGAACATTTGAAGAAGGTGATAGAATTGCAACTGGTGCTACTGCGGGAAGTAGAAAAATTGCCACGGTTCAACGAGTCACAAATACACCGGATGCAGTTCATCACTTTGATTCTAGGGGTGGAAACACCGGAGATTTTGAATATCTAAATCCCCTTGCAGAAGTGAACAACAAATTAGCAGTTCTGGGTGGTACTGGAGGAGTTGTGGAAGGCACCGTCAAA